AAATTCTTGGAATTGGCGGTGGTAATGACGCATCTTTGATAAACCAAGTAATGTTGGTAAGTGGTAGAGTTTTAAATAAAACAAACAATGTTGAATTGATTGTTGGCGAAACAATTGAACATCCTGAAACAGAACTAAAAGATTTTGAAGCACTTGAAGCTGGCAGTAAATTGTTTAATTCTTTTAGACAAATTTAAATAATGATATTCAATCGAACAATTACTTGGATTTATGCACCATGACAGAAGAAGTCACCCATGCTCAAATCTACGAGCGACTGCTTGCAGTTGAAATTAAAGTAGATGACATAGACAAGAACACTAAAGACCTTGTAACTGCTATTGACGCTGCCAAGGGTGCTGTAAAGGTTCTTAACTGGATAGCATCTATTGCTCAACCAGTTTTGTGGATTGGTGGCTTAGTCATAGCTGCTGGTGCAGTTTGGCAGACTTGGATTAAAAAATGAACGATTGGGCTGTAGCTTTTACTAGCGCAGTCCTTTTTTGCATTACTGTCATTTGGTGTGTCTACATTATTGTGTGGGCATGGTACTTATAGAATTTTTGTTGGCTGTATCTATTGAGTACAGATGTGTTAAGTGGGTTTGGGTTGGAGATGTCTACAACCGAAAAGTCTACTGTATTGAATGGAAAAAGGTAGATAAGAGATGATAGACCCGATGACAGCACTAGCTGGCATACAGTCAGCAATAAGCATGGTCAAGAAGGCTAGTAAGGTAGCCAATGATCTGGGTTCTCTTGCGCCTATGATTGGCAAGATGTTTGATGCCAAGAGTACAGCTACTAAGGCATTGATTGAAGCGAAGAAGGGCAAAGGCTCAAACATGGGGACTGCTCTCCAGATTGAGATGGCACTAGAGCAAGCCAGAGCCTTTGAGGAGGAGTTAAAGCTGCTCTTTATGACCACAGGAAAAATAGACACATGGAATAAAATCAAAGCCCGTCAAGACCAGATGGATAGGGATGATGCTAGAGAGTTAAGTGCTTTGCAAAGAGCAGAAAAGAAGGCTAAAGAAGAAGAAGAAGAAATGCAACAGTTGGCAATCATTATTGGTGGTGTAGCTTTTGTATTGTTCTTGGTGTTTATTGGTATATATGAGTTGATTGACTTTTGCGAAACCACTAAAAGGTGTGGGCGATGACTTGGTTTGATATAGTGCTTTGGTCTGCTGTACCTCTTAACTATTTTTTTTGGATAGTTGTTTATCCACGGCTGGTAAATGAATGAATATCAAAAGACCTTTGACCTATGCCTCAAGATATTCGTTTATGGGTGTGTGGCTCTTTGGTTTCTTGGATTCTTGAAGTTTCTTCCTGACGATTTGTCAGACAAGATTGTTAATCTTTTACTTGGAAGGGTTGGTCTTGGAAAATGAGAATTACAACTTACCAGCAAAATGCTCAGATGTTGTCAGAGGCTCATAGGATGATTCATCAACAGAATATGAAAAGACTTGCTGAGTTAACCAGACAGGCTGAACAACAACAAAAGTGCCAAGAGATTAAAACACAATGGGTTAAAGCTACTCAAGTGGATGTAAAAGCATGAAATATTTACTTCTTCTTTTACTGTTAGCTGGATGTGAAGACAGGTACAGATACAAGTGCCAGAATCCTGACCACTTCCATGCAGAGGAGTGTCAGAAGCCAAAGTGTTTGTTTACGCAACAATGTCCAGAATATCTGGTAGCACCAATCTTGGAGAAAAAAGTCAATGATGTCACAGAAACCAAACCTAACAACTGAAGAATTTGAAGTAAGAGTTTGGGGTTTTGTGGTCATTGTGGTGACCTGTATCTTGTGCTTTATCGTGATTGCTTTGCTTTACTCTGTGACATTTGTAACACAACCAATCAAGAGCATGGCCCCGATAGATCAGGCCTACACCAAGATGTTAAACGACATTGTTCTGCTCATTGTTGGTGGCATCGGTGGCGTAATGACCAAGAGAGCAGCAGGTGCAGCAGCAAAGGCTTTTGGCGCACAACAGCCTCCAATGCAACCAATGTGTCAACCAATGGGTTTTAATGGCTCTATGGGTGGTTTTAACTCGTCCTATGCGTCTCCTCAATCTGCTTATGGTTTGCCTAGTCAACCATTTGGTGCAATGCCTGTTTGGAAGAATCCAGAACTAGATGAATCGTGGACTCCTCCTCCTCCTCCGACTACGCCTCCAGAGCATCTTGAAGATGACCATGAGCGTGAAGAAATTTCACAAGCAAGAAAAGAGGCTGACTAATGTTGCCAATACCTTTACCTTGGTTAATCGTTGGTGTTTTGGTATCTCTCTTTGGTACATACCGAGTAGGTCACCACTATGGATGGATAGAGCGTGATAACGACATGAAAATAGCCATTGCCAAGAAGAATGATGAGGCTCGTCAGATAGAGCAAAACATGAGTGAGAAACTTAACCAACAATCTGCGAAATTACAGGAGGCTAATGATGCTATCAACAAAAAAACTACTGCTCTTGCTGTTGCCAATCGTGCTGGCAAGCTGCGCCTCTGCCCCACAAGTAACATACAAGCCCCCACAAGTTCCTCCGTTGCCAGCGCAGATACAAAAGCAACCAGTCAATCTGACAGACAGACTGACACAGCTTCTGATGCCGAAAGAGCAACCATCGAAGCCATTGCAGAAATAGTTGCACAAGGTGATAAAAACACAGCAGCACTCAATGCTTGTGTGGACTCGTATAACTCAATGAGAGATTTGTTAAATGGTAAGTCCTGACCAACTTAAAAAGATGCACATAGACCCATCTTTAGCAGATGCGTTTAATGAAACATTTGATAAATTCGGAATTAGCACACCTGTTCAGCAAGCAAGCTGGATTGGTCAATGTGGGCATGAGTGCGGTAACTTTAAGATACTTGAGGAAAACTTGATGTATCGTGCTGCTACGCTTTTGAAGTTGTTTCCTAGAACACCAAAACGAACATGGGGTTTTACATCAGAAGAAGCTACTGCTTACGAGCGTCAACCACAGCGTATTGCAAACAGAATCTATGGCAATCGTATGGGTAATAGGGATGAGGCTAGTGGGGATGGGTGGCGTTTCCGTGGGTCTGGATTTCTTCAACTGACGGGCCACTCAAACTTCTATCACGCAGGTCAAGCCTTGGGTGAAGACTTTGTGATGCAACCAGAGTTAGTCAGAACACCTAAATACGCTGCTATGACAGCAGGATGGTTTTGGCAAACTCACAAACTAAATCAGTACGCTGATAGCCGTGACTTCTTGATGATGACTAAGAAAATCAATGGAGGCACGATTGGTCTTGATGACAGAATCAAACACATCAATCATGCCTTGGATATTATTGCTTAACAAAGATTCCATCTTTATTGAGAAATCCTTTGCGGTCTTTAATCTCTTGATAAGCACCTTTAAAGCACTCTACAAGGTCTAAATCAGCACAGGCGCACCCCATAACTAGGGTAACGAGAATATCTCCGTATGCGTCTGCTGTTGCTTCTGCATCTCCTTTAGAGATAGCGTCAAACAACTCCTCTAGTTCTTCCTTTGTCTTCAAGGCTTGAGCATATGGTGTGCTGTTCTGGACTATTCCTCGTGCTTCACCCCATTGGATGACTTTCATCTCCACATCTGCGTAACTCATAACTTAACTTTCATAACTCGTTGTTTTTTACCAGAGCGTCCTACTCTAGTTCCAGTAATCTCAATAAAGCCTTTGTCTAGCAAAGCACGATAACGAGGAGTGATTGACGAATACCGATGCTCTGGCAATGCTTCCAGCACTTCATCTGAAATACACCCATCAGGAAAGCCTTTAATAGCCTCGTAGACGATTTGTTCTAGCTTGGTGCTATCAACTGCTTGCGCTGCTTCTTTTGAGGTTTCTGGACTGTCTTTTCTAGCTAATTTAAATGGTGGTGAGCCAAAGAACTTCTCTACTTGTCCGTCAAACCATGATTTATCTAAAGTCATTATTTTCTCCTTGAGGTGAGGGTACTCACATTCGTCCGACATTGCTGTCTGCTTTCCCCTCGTTAACTTAAAATGGCATTGAATCGTCTTCTTTAATCTTCTTTTTATTCAAAGAAGCATCAGCGTTTTTGTTCTTGATAGACAGAGACATAAACTTAGCCCCATCTTTGCTTAACTTTATCCAAGCAGAGAGCCAGTATTCAGTACCCTCTACATTGATGCTTCCTTTGTAATCAGGAAATTTAGCATCGTCTTTGCGGTCATTCTTAAAGAGTGAGCCTCTGTTTGTATTATCGTATTCCATTTTATAACTCCTTGGCTTTCTTCAAAGCACTTCTTACTTTACTAGGAAGCAAAGTCCACAATGCTATTTTTTGTTCAGCATCTAGGTTCTCTTTTTCCAACTTTACCCAAGCTGTCTTAGGTTCTTCTTTCTCACAGATAGCAATCAATTCCATTGCTAACTCTCTGAGATAATTTTGTTCATCTTCTGGAATGTTGTCCATTGCACCTTGTGTTGGTGTAATGATAACTGGCTCTTTATTAGGTGCTGCTGCATCAAAGCTATCATTTTCTACAAGGTCACAAGCGCACATATAGAGGTATCTGCGCTGGTAGGTTTGCAGGCCGCCCAAGGACTGTATGGCTGACGCACCTTTCATGCTTGACTCAACCATTGGGCTTGTAATGACAATCATTGTTCCATCATCAACATCTGTGATTGTAAGGCTTGCATATTCAGCATCAAACGACACTACGCTGCACAAACCAATGCGGTTAAATATTGCGTTTACTTGAGGAAGAAAGTCTCCTAACTCAAAATAATTGTAGCCAGCAAACTTATTGTGACCAGACTTCTTGAGTGGCATTGATTGCAACTCTACTCGTGCTTGCATTAACTTCTTATGTACCATTTCATTCTTCCTTTAAATATTCTTCAATTAACATTTCTTGGTCTTCTTTATAGAGGTCAGTAAACTCCATAAAGTGATTCTCTGAACAACAACTCCATCTGTCACCTTTGGTTTCCAAGCAGTAGCAACAGTATGTAGTGTGTGATAAATCCTTGATTGCTGCTTCTCTGGTAATCATTGGATTCTTTCAATGGACTTAGCTACAAGCCACTTGTCACCAAGCTGGCGCACAGACCTGACCCATTGCTTTTGATAGCTTCTGATGACTTCTGGAGGTGCATCATAGGTTGCAAATATCTTACGGACATGGATTAGGAATCGTGTGTTCATGCTTACCTCACTTCTATCATTGCATCTGCGTATTGATAAGCACGAGTTGCAATTTCTTCGTAGCTCATTTGTGTATTTGGGTCGCTTATGATTCCAAGCATTGCTTTTGCTGCAAAGTAGTCACGCAACGTCATACCAGTACAAATTATTTCGTTATGCGTATAAGGAAACGCTGTTATGTTTGTATTCATATCAGCCTCTCCATGCCAACATTACACCAATACCGCCAAAGATGATGACTGCCAATGTCCACTCAATCAGCGTTTGAATAATCTTACTTTTCATTTGGTTCTCCTTAAATACCCTTTTGCAATTCGCTAGGGCTGACGCAAGTATAGCAAAGTAAACAGACTAAACAAGCTATTTATCTAGGTGTTTACCATAAAAACAACAAATTGTTTATAAAGCTATACTGTAGGGATGGAAAAACAAACAGCTATCACACTTGCTGGCTCACAGAGTGAGCTTGCTCGTATCTTTGGCATAACTAGGGCAGCAGTCAACCATTGGAAGATTATTCCTCCTTTACGCCTATATCAACTTAAAGAACTAAAGCCAGAATGGTTTAAATGAACAAATATTTTTACGCTAGAAGTTGTATGCTAATAGCCTTGTCTTTTGCTGCTGAAAACAAAAAAGACTGCATCTATCACTTGCTGAACTACCATTTATACAAAGATGAGATGCAAAAACACTACTTCAGAATGTCGCAAAAAGACAAAGAAACAGTTTTAAGATTATTAGTTTTATGACCCAATCACAAGTAATTAAAGCCCTGCAAAATGGTTCTCTCACATCTCACGAGGTAGCAAACCTGACTGGTATGCCACAAGCTACAGTCCTGTCCACAGCAAAAAAACTACGCTACCAAAATAAGCTGACCACAGAGATTGTCAAAATAGGTAAGTTCTGGGTAGCTAAGTACACCCTTGCTGATGACTTAATTGAGGCTAAACCAAAGGTAGTTAAACGCTGCTTGCTAAACCCTTTTGACATTCGTAATGCCAAGGGAATATTTACAACAAATGAGTATGCTGTGATGAAGATGCAAGCTACTAGATTGCTTGGCAAACCAAGACCAATAAAAGAAATTACCAACAATCAATTTATTTGATACAATAATTTGAAACACGGCTAGGTCTGAAGTCATGAGCAGACCGAAAAGAGAAGTCTCCCCTCCTGCCGATTGTTTCTTTTCAGGGAGAATTGGAACAAGAGACACAATATGCTTTTACAGCCTAAAAATTGGGCGGTCTTTCAACATTACAAAGACCGATGCCCTCCTTGGATTAAATTACATCGTGACCTGTTAAACGACAGAGTTTTCATGCGCTTGCCTATTGCTAGCAAGGCGATAGCACCTATGCTCTGGTTGCTTGCAAGTGAATCAAAAGATGGTGTTTTTGATGGCTCACTAGATGAGCTAGTTTTTCGGTTGCATATCAGTAAGAAAGAATATGAGGATGGTGTTAAACCATTGATTGATAACAACTTTTTTACTGTTGTTAGCGTAGTGCTAGCAGAGTGCAAGCAAGATGCTATCCCAGAGACAGAGACAGAGAGAGAGAGAGAGACAGAGACAGAGACAAAGAGAGATAAGAACAAGCGTGGCTCACGCCTCGCTAAAGATTTAATTTTTCCAGAAGAATGGTTTTTGTTTTGTAAACAAGAAAGACCAGACTTAGAGCCATTGATGACTTTCAATAAGTTTCAAGATTATTGGATTTCACAAGCTGGTCAAAAAGGTGTCAAGTTGGATTGGTTTGCTACTTGGCGTAATTGGGTGAGAAACACAAATGCACCGAAAGTAAATCCTGCTGACATTGTGAGGCTCACAGTTCCATCAAAGAATGAGCCTGATCCTGCTCTGGAAAAGATTAAAGCTGATGAAAAAAAAGCTGCACCTATTCCGCTAGAAGTCTTGGCAAAGATGGCTGAGTTGAGGAAAAAAGCATGAAAGACTTGTTTGGTGACGAAGAATTTGATTGGCAGAAGGAGTGGCAAGGTATGCCTGAGTTTGTCCAAGAAGACTTAACAGAGATTCACAGCATCACAGTCCACTTCCTGACAACAGAAGACATGATTAAGTTTTCTCAGTTAATTGGAAAAAACATCACATTCACAACCAAGAGTGTTTTGTTTCCAGTAACCCAAACAGAAAAAAAGGTGTGGATAGATGAATCCTAAACACCCTGTTTACATTGTCTCAAAAGGAAGATGGGAATCCAGACTGACAAGCAAAGCATTTGAAGAAATGCGAGTTCCCTACTTCATCGTTGTTGAAGAACAAGAGTACGACAACTATGCCTCAGTCATTTCGCCAGAGAAAATCCTAATCCTTGATAAACAATATTTGCGTGATTACGATACTTGCGACTCGTTGGGAAACACTCTCGGAGTTGGGCCTGGCGCAGCAAGAAACTTCTGCTGGCAGCACAGCATCTCCATCGGTGCATCTTGGCATTGGGTGCTGGACGATAATATTGATGGCTTCTGTCGCCTAAACCGCAACGAGCGTCACAAAGTATCGTCTGGAACTATCTTTCGCATTGCAGAGGACTTTGTTGAGCGTTACGAAAATGTCTCTCAGGCAGGGTTTGAGTATCGCTTCTTTGCTGGTGGTAGCAGACGCAAGAAACCTGCTTTCCGACTGAACACTAGGATTTACTCCTGCATCTTGAACAGAAACGATGTTCCTTATCGCTGGAGAGGTAGATACAACGAAGACACAGACCTGTCGCTACGGATGCTCAAAGATGGCTGGTGTACTGTTTTATTTCAATGTTTCCTGCAAAACAAAGCTGCAACACAAACTGTCAAAGGTGGTAACACAGCAGAGTTTTACGAAAAAGAAGGAACACTTCCGAAATCACAGATGCTGGTTGATTTACACCCAGATGTTTCAAGATTAGCCTTTCGTTATGGTAGACACCATCATCATGTTGACTACAGCGTTTTCCAGAAAAACCAGTTGGTCAAAAAAGAAGGAATTGTCATTCCGCAAGGAATTAACAACTATGGGATGAAACTAATATGAGCCACTACGAAGCTATGAGGCTGCTGGACAAAGTGCGTGAAGGCATACCAGCACCACTACACCTGATTAACAAAGCATTGGAATTGACTGGTGACTTACTCACGCAAGACGATTGAAAACCCAAGCGATAGAGTAATCCTTGAACAAGCAGAAGCAAGGGAACTCTATCGTAATTGGGAAACTAGCAAGAATCGTGATTTGATTCGAGCAAGGTTAGAAAGAGCAGAAAGAATCTATGGCTCTGGCTCAAGAGACAGAATCAGAGCGTACATGGCACAAATGAAAGAAGGGACACTCGAATGATGCAAATAATGTTTACGATTTACGGAGAGCCTGTAGCCAAGGGCAGACCAAGGTTTGCCAAACGAGGAAACTATGTCCAAGCGTACACCCCTGTTAAAACAAAAACCTACGAAGATGAAGTGCGCCTACTTGCTACAAAAGCAAAAGGCTCAGGAAGCACCCTAGAAGGCTCTGTGAGCGTTTTTATTTACATCTCGTTCTCAGTACCTCAATCTTACTCAAAACGCAACAGAGAGGCTTGTTTATCAGGTGAGACAAAACACATCAAAAAACCAGATTTAGACAATGTTGCAAAAGCTGTGATTGATGGCATGAACGGAATCATTTTTAAGGATGATTCTCAGATAACAAGTCTTCATGTGACTAAGGTTTACGCAGAAATTGGAAAAGTAGAAGTTTTGGTGAGGGAAGAATGAAAGCACCTTACAAAGCCATTGAGTTTATTCTTGAGAACGCACCCAAATACGCACAAGCCAAGGCACAGCGTATCTACCTTGAGGAATTCAGAAAGACCAAAAAAGCCTTGCTGATGAAAGATGCGTTAGCAAGAGGTATAGATTCAGGAATAGCCCAAGAGCGTGAAGCCTATGCACACCTTGAGTACGCTGACCTACTCAAAGGATTGATGATAGCTATTGAGCAAGAAGAAACTCTAAAGTGGAAGCTGACTGCTGCCCAGATGAAAGCTGACATTTGGAGAAGTGAGCAAGCAAGTGAGCGTCTTGGTGTAAAAACTACTGAGTAGGGAAAACACCTAGACTAAGCATCTTGTTTAGTTTGCTATACTTACGCCAGCCCAAGCAATTCGTGAGGGTACTTTTAAGGATTAAGAAATGTCACACAAGTTCAATGCAGAGTGCTACTTCCAACCAGAACAGTACAACCCTCGTATTCGGGCTACTGTTCCTCCAGCTTGGGTTATTGAGTTTGATTGCGCTTTGCCAAATACAAATGTTCCTCCAGTTTTCTATGGTCACTCTCGTAGGGAAGCAATACAAAATGCGATTGATTGCTTGAAATCTCGTGGTTTTACTGGACGCTTAATTCTTAACTAAATCAATAGGGGACTTAGTTCCCCACTTTTAAGGAATACAAAATGAAATACGAATTTGACACAACTGTTGGTGAAGGCTCTGTAATCGTTACTGTTGTGATGGAATACGAGCGTGATGAAGAAGGTATTTATAACGAAAACATTGAAGATGTTATTTACGAAAAGGTTTCTCTCATGGGAATCTTTACTTCTGAGCAGTTTAAGGAAATGGAAATTGAGGGTTCTATGCGACTCCAGAAGCATCTTTTAGACGAAAAAGAACATTCTGATACTGTTGACTATGACTTGCGAGGTGTGTGATGAACAGAGAAGACATTATTCGCATGGCACGAGAGGCTGGGTTTGATTACTCAGGCGCAGAACTTACATGGGAATCTGTAATTTGCACAGAAGAACTTGAACGCTTTGCTACTCTAGTTGCTCAACTAGAGCGTGAGCGTATTGCTAAAAAGATAGAGCAATTACCATTTGGAGATACTGCTGCTAGTTTTGGTGTTTATGTGAGAGAAAATGCGTAAACGAACTAAACGCAAGTTCTGGTCAACAGACATAAACACAATTACCCATGCAATTGTTGGTGCAGCAATAACCCACAGAGACAAACTGGACAAGCTAAGACTTCTGGAGTATTCCGCACTAGAGGCTATATCAAAAGGACAAGGAACAATTCACGATTGGAGAGTTCTTGTGGATGTGTTAAACCTGTCGGAAACGATGGGTAGAGCAGGGATAGGCCCAGAAGTGTTGCCAATCTGCGAGAAAGCCCAAGCAAGCCTACACAAAGCAGCAGAACGCTACCAAACTACTTTGCGAGTAGTTTTAGACGGAGTAGGCATCCAAGCCTGTCGAGATTTGATTGAATTTGCAGACTTACAGCAAGGAAGTATTCCAAGAAGTGAGTTTGAAAAGTTTATTCAGAAAACAAAAGACTACATTCGTTCACATGGTGACAAGGTGGTAGAGATTGAATAACAACCCAACCAAACGTGAGAGACTACACCTAGCAAGGATAAAAGAGATGCCTTGTGGGGTATGTGGTCAGTCAGCACCATCTGATGCTCACCACATAAAGCAGCACCATCAGTACCTTTGTATTCCACTTTGTAAGGATTGCCATCAAGGTGGCTTTAATGGAATTCATGGACAGGCTAGGATTTGGGCAGTTTATAAACAGGATGAAATGTCAATATTAAATGAGACACTTGCAAAACTCATTGGTTAGAGTAGAGTGACAGTACCAAGTTGCCATTTGGTTTTTTAAGAGGGTCTTGTACCCTCTTTTTTTGTGTGAGATAATGGTACAAACTCCATAGGGACAACCATGTCTGGATTACTTGAGCCATCCGTAAAGATTGAGATTGAGATTCAAAACCAAGAGAAAAAAGGCGAAGCCTGTCCAGTAGCGACAGGTGATATTGCTGTCAATCTTGAGAATCGTCAGAAAGCCATTGATAAGGCGAATTATGGCCCAATGAATCCCAATGAAGCCAACATGACTTACTGGCGTGAAATCAGTAAAGCATGGAGAAACTCACCAGAACAAGCCAAAAAGTCTCGTTGTGGTAACTGCGCTGCATTTATCCAAACCCCTAAGATGCTTGCTTGCATTGAATCAGGCTTGGAGATGGGTGATAGCGAGATGGACGCATGGGAAGTCATTGATGCTGGTGACTTAGGATATTGCGAAGTGTTTGACTTTAAGTGTGCTTCCAAGAGGACTTGTGAGGCATGGATTAGTGGTGGGCCAATAACCGAGGAGAAAGACAATGGGAACAACGAATCAACAGGCTCTGGAGATGATGCAGAAACTTATGCAGAAGAAGACTAAGCCCATGCCTGAGCGTGGTGAGCGTACTGCAAAGAACAAAGCAAAGAAGCCTAAAAAATGAAAATGACAAAAGCTGGTCAAAAAAAGGTTGGCAAAGTGATGGGTGAGTACAAAGAAGGTACTCTCCATTCTGGCAAAGGTGGCAAAGTAGTGAAGAATCCAAAGCAAGCCATTGCTATTGCTATTAGCGAAGCTGCTCGCAAGATGGGCAGGATGAAGTAATGGCTGAACTAAGGGCTACTCCAATGTCAAACCCAATCATGGGTTTACTTGCTGACCGCCTAAAGAAAGCACAACAATTTGGCGCAAAGCCATTTGGTTATGAAAATCCTCCTGTAGAGATGTTGATGAATCTCTTGGGAGTTCCTGCTGTCCAGCAGACAATGGAAAGAATGGCTTATGGTGAGCCATTGACTACTGGTAGAGGCATGACTACTAAGCCTCGTGCTGAAGCAGTTGAGGCTGCTTTGGCAGTAGCACCAGTTACAGGATTGCTTGGTAAGGCTACTAAGGGTTTACCAGTAGGTGCAAGTATTAAAGATGTTGGACAACAAGGATTGCTAGACATTGCAAAACGAGATGCTTCAGACATATTTGGTGCTGGCGCACAAAGAATTAAATATACAGACCCTAGAAGTGGTGGTTCAATAGATGTTTTGGCTCGTCCTGATAACACAGCATCTGTTTTGGGTTTAGAAGTACCAGAAACATTCCGTGGTCAAGGAATTGGTGGTTTGTTGCAATCAAGAGTACTGCAAGACTTCCCTGATATGCAAGGTCAGGTTTCATCTAAAGCAGCAGCTACGACTGCTTACAGATTGGGCAGAAGACCGCCTAATATGCCTGATGCAACGCTTGATGATGTTTACAAGATGATTGATGAAAACTCATCTGTGAATCTAGTATCTCCACAAATGCAACAGCGCATTGCGCCTACACCCGAAACTGGATTGCTTGGTCAAGAAGTTACAGACTATCGTGGTAGCCATCAAGCCCCAAGCCCTGATTTTGGTGCGCCTTTATATGATTTAACTGGCGGTGGTCAGATGTACCCTGCTGATGTTTACAGTTCTAAAGCTGCACAGTTTTATGGTGGTAATTTGCCATATGACCAAAAGGCTTTTTCTATTGCTCAACAATACAAAGACAAGCCAGATGCACTTGTAACTATTTATCGTGCAGTTCCAAAAGATATATCTAATTCTGAAAAATTAGCTACTTTGGAAAAGCAAATGGCTGCTTACATGAAGCGTGGAACTTTACCTAAAGACGCAGAAAATTACTCTAGTGGTAGTAAATGGTATGACGATGCATATGAAAAGCGTGACAATTTACGCAAAATGCCTGATGAGCCAAGCATTGATGTAAACGCTATAAATGCGGGTGATTGGGTTACTCTAACAAAAGAGTATGCAAAAGACCACGGAGAATCTGCTCTGAATGGCGAATATAAAATTCTTAGTAAAAAAGTAAAAGCTAAAGAAGTATGGACTAATGCAGACTCAATCCATGAGTTTGGTTATCAGCCTCAAGCGTCAGTAGTAGATGAACAAAAACGTAAGCAAATTACAAGTCTGTTAGAATAAAGTATTACTTAACCTTGACCAACCCTAGAGGAGTCAAACAAAATGGCACAAGTCGGAAGACCAATAAACAAACTTCATCAGGAAGATGTACGCAAGAAAATCCAAGTAAGTCAATTACTAAATGTCTTGCAAAATCATGCACTTGGTGTAAGTGAAGACTTAAGTCCTACAAGGATGAAAGCAATAGAGATACTGTTGCGTAAGTCTATGCCTGATATGGCTTCAGTAACCATAAGCGGAGATGCTGAACAACCACTTCAGCACATCGTTACATGGGCGAAGTAATCGAAATCCCATACAAGCCAAGAACACAACAGCTTGCTATCCATGACTTGATGGATGACAAGCGTTTTGGTGTTGTTGTTGCTCATAGGCGCATGGGCAAGACTGTCTCTGCAATTAACCACATTATCAAGGACGCTATCCTTAACCAAAAGGAAGCACCTAGATACGCTTACATTGCGCCTACATATGGACAGGCTAAGAGGGTAGCATGGGATTACTTAGTAAAGTATGCAGACCCATTAGGAGGCTCTAGCAACATTTCTGAGTTGCGAGTTGACTTCTGGGGTAGGCGTATCCAGTTATATGGTTCTGATAACCCAGAGGCTTTGCGTGGTCAATACTTTGATGGGGTAATCCTAGACGAGATTGGTGACCAGAATCCTAAGATTTGGACAGATATTATTAGACCTGCACTAGCTGACAGAAAAGGCTGGTGCTTATTCATTGGTACACCTAAAGGACACAACCACTTCAAAGAACTGCGAGACAGGGCAGAGAAAGAAGAAGGATGGGGACTTTTGGAGTTTAAAGCCTCTGAGACAGGTGTAGTGGACGATACAGAACTTAAGGCTGCTCGTAATGAGATGGGTGAGGATAAGTATCGTCAAGAGTTTGAATGTAGCTTTGACGCTGCTGTAGAGGGTTCGTACTATGGTCAAATCCTCAACGAACTAGAAGACAAAAAGCATATGCAAGAGATTCCCAGAGAGGAAATCAGCAGAACTTTTACTGCTTGGGATTTGGGAATGGGTGACTCAACTTCTATCTGGGTGGCTCAATTGGTGGGTACTGAAGTCCGATTGATAGACTATTACGAAAATCATGGCGTAGGACTAGACCACTATGTGAAGTGGATTAAAGACAATGACTATCTAAAAGCAGAGCATATTCTGCCCCATGATGTAAGAGTTAGAGAGTTAGGGACAGGCAAAAGCCGTATGGAAATGCTTGAGGAAGCTGGACTACAGGTCAAGATTGCCCCAAGAATGGGATTAGATGATGGTATTCAGTCTGTTCGTAGACTGCTGCCAAGGTGCTGGTTCAATGTACCAAAGGTGCAAACAGGACTAAATTGCCTGAGAAACTACCGCAGAGACTACGATGAGAAGCGTAAGATTTTCTATGAAAGACCACTACATGACTGGTCTTCTCATGGTTCTGACTCATTCCGATACTTAGCCCTTGGATTGGATGAAGGTCATTCAACTTGGGATAAGCCGATTAACCAAGCACCGAAATGGATTGTCTGATGTATTTAGAGCGACAAGGCGTAAACTTAGCCCCAAGAGTAAAAGAACTTGAAAACCGCATTGAAGTATTGGAAAATGTGGTAAAAGCATTACAATTGGAAAAACCCCGAATGGGTCGCCCTCCAAAGGACAAAAATGCAACAGAACGAACTGAAATCAATACTTCAGGCAGAGATTGACGATGCTATTGGCTACATTGAAACAGAGACTGTTGACCAGCGCAAACAGGCTCTGGAAGCGTATCTCCGACAGCCATATGGTAATGAGGTTGAAGGTAAGTCTCAGATCGTTACTGGAGAAGTGGCAGAAGCCATTGATGGCGCACTTCCTAGCTTAGTTCGTATTTTCACAGGCTCAGACAATATCGTAGTCTTTGAGCCACAGGGGCCACAAGACGAAGCCTCCGCAAAACAAGCCACAGATTACTGCAATTGGGTCTTCACCAAAGACAATGAAGGTGTAGCCATTCTGCATGACTGGTTCAAAGATGCCTTGATGCAGAAGAACGGCATTGTTAAGGCTTATTGGGAAAACAAAGAAGACCTGACAAAAGAGCGTTACTTTGACTTGTCTGATGACGAATTAGCAATGCTGATGAGTGATGAGACAATGGAGATTGTCGAGCAAGATACGACAGAATTCCCCATCTATGACCCAATGGGTCAACCAGTTATTGACCCAACAGGTATGCCTGTGATGGGTTCTACGCACAATGTCATAGTTCAAAAGCGTAAGAAATCAGGTAAAGTCACAATTGAGAATGTTCCTCCAGAGGAGTTCTTGATTAGCAAGAAAGCTAAGACTATTGCTGATTCTCCATTCGTAGCACATCGTCAGATGTTGACTCGTAGTGATCTGATTGCTATGGGTTTCAACAAAAAGCAAGTTGAAGGCTTGCAGATGGATGATGCTCTAGCTTATACGCCAGAGCGAGTTGCTCGTTATTCAGCAGGTGAGCAGCCCTATCAAGTCCAGACTGATGACCCATCAATGCAAGAAATTGAGGTCTTTGAGTGCTATGTAAAGACTGACATGAATGGCAAAGGTATTGCT